GGATCTAGTTTGTTGCAGTATAATGGTTCTACAGGTCCCATATGGGTAGAGTTAAGTGATCTTACTGCTTCTAATGCACTTTACGCCGTTAGTGCTGGTATAGCAACTAATCTCAGAAGTGTTTCTGCTAATACTGGTCAAATACCCTGGCAAAGGTCTATTGGTGTAACTTCATTTACTACTGGTGGGGTTAGTGGTTCATCATTATTACAATATAATGGTACTAATGCTCCTACATGGGTAGAACCAACAAATCTAACAATCCAAAATGCACTTTACGCCGTTAATGCTGGTATAGCAACTAATCTTAAAAGTGTTTCTGGCAATAGGGGTCAAATACCCTGGCAATCTATAGCCAATGAAACCTTATTTACTACTGGTGGCACTGCTGGTGCTAGTTTATTGCAATTTGGAGGAAACGCAGGTCCTACATGGGTAAATTTAAGTGATCTTACTGCTACTAATGCACTTTACGCCGTTAATGCTGGTATAGCAACTAATCTTAAAAGTAGTTCTACTAATAATTTTAGAATTCCTTATCAATCTGCGGTTAATACAACTTCATTCCTTCCAGTTGGTGTTGCAGGATCTATATTATCATCTAAAGGTTCCGGAGAGGTTCCTGAGTGGATAAATCCAAATACAACTGCATCACAATCGGTGGTTGTATCTGATAGTAGTAATAGTTCTAGATATATAACTTTTGCTGCAGATACTGGTAGTCAAAATCTTGGAATAGATAAATCTAATTTAATTTACAATCCATCATCAAATATACTTACAGTACCAATTGTTAAATTAACTTCTTTTGTTAATAGCGCAAATACTGTCATTGCCAATACTACTACTAATGGATTACAATCTAATTCTTTTGGTGTTGGAACTGCTCCTTCGACAACTGCTGGTGAAATTCGTGCAACCAATAACATTACCGCATATTATTCTGACGAAAGACTGAAAGAGAATATAAAACCAATTCCAAGTGCTCTCTCAAAACTCCTTGCACTAAGAGGAGTCACATTTAACAGTAATAAAACTGCAGAACAGTATGGATATACTGATAAGAAAGAACAAATTGGCGTAATTGCACAAGAAGTGGAAAAAGTATTACCACAAATTGTAGTTCCTGCTCCATTTGATATTGCACAAGATGAAGACGGGAATGAATATTCTAAGAGTGGTGAGAATTATAAAACTGTCCAGTATGATAAACTCGTTCCTCTCTTGATTGAAGCGATTAAAGAACAGCAAGAAACAATTATAAATTTGCAAAGAAGAATCGAATTTTTGGAGAAATAGTAGATGACTTTACCTTGCCCTACAGACATAGGAAATCCTACTCCTGGAACAGATGCTATTAGTCTTTTAGATATTCAAAATGAATTTGATGGTGGTATAAATCCAATTAGTATTACTGAGTATTATCGTGATGGACCTTATGTTGAAAGTTACGCGGAAGGAACTACAGATAATATTCCCATAGGTCCCGCAGGCAATCAAATAAGTTTTTCTGATTTTTTCTGTACGAATGGAGAAATTATTGTACACATTAAAACAAATACTATAAATCCAGATGTGAGCAAACTTTTTGGTAAGTATTGGACATCTCTTAGATCTAAAAGATTAATTATTGATAATGGCATTTATGTTTATAACACAAATCCATATAAAACTACGTTATTAAATGGATATGCGATGAGAGTTTGGGATACATTAATTGGACAACTAACAATTGAAAATTATGGATTTATTCAAGCAGCAGGAGGTCGTTATGGTGGCAGTTCAATTATTACTGGTGAGTCTAGAACTAACGAAAATGCTGGTGGTCAAGGAGGAAATGCAATTTATATTGGTCCCACTACGATTTTAGTTAAGTTTAATAGATATTGGAATGGATCTAAACATTATTATGGAGAAACTCCTCCCACAACAGGATATATTGTAGAAGCATCAAATTATTTTGGAGCATATTTAACTCAAGCAAGCGGTACAATACCACTTTATCGATTATCCAATCCCGTTACTGGAGCGCAATTATTGGTACTTGGATCCGAATATACTGCTGCAACTAGATCCACAGCATCTGTGTTACCACTTGCAGGTACAACAACAGTTACAGGTTTGAATTATATACCAGGATATATTCGAGTTTTTGTAAATAGCATCGAAGTAAATAATTATACCGCAAATGATGGTACAAGTATAACCTTTTTCCAACCATTACCAGCTTTTGGTTCAGGCAGTAATGCTGTTGTTCAGATATTAAAATCTAAAACATGGACTGGTGAAGGAGTTGTAGGTTATGTATATTCTTCTTCCGCCCCAAATTATATCGCAATATATAGATCGTACACGGGACCATCAAATGCACTAGCAACCGATTTTCTTTTTTCCACTTCCTCTACCGAAGGACCTAACGCAGGATATACTTCTCAAGGAATTGCTTTTTATGCCCCTCCACTAACAGGTGCTGCAGCTAATCCAAAACCTACAATTTACATTAAAAATTATGGTCAAATTGCTGCTGGTGGTGGTGGTGGTGGTAAAGGTGGTGATGGAGATTCAGTGAGTTTTTATTTCGATAATGGTCAAATTGGTGGTTTTGGGGGAACTGTTACAAATAGAGCAACTGTTGGTGGTTTGGGTCAAGGATATGGGCAAGTTAATACTTCATCCGATAAAAACCTTATTGCATCTGCACAGAATGTTATAGCAAGTAGTTCAGCAACCGGCATTGATATTAGTGTTCCAACTGGATCTGATAATGTTAGAGCTAGTTCTTCAGCTGCAGGTATTATTATTTCTATTGATTCATACTCATCCAATATTGTTGCTTCTAGTTCGGGTGGAAGTATCACCGCTTATATTGCACCATATGTAACTAATGTCACTCTTAGTAGTTCGGGTGGAAGTATTACTCTTTATGTATCATCAAATACATCTAATATTAGAGCTAGTAGTTCAGCTGGAAGTATTTTCATTTATGGTGCTGGAGCGTCTGGGGTTTCTGCTTCCACTTCAGCTGGAACTGTCATAAGAGATAATAATGGGCAAAATTATCCTCAGAATATTCCCAATCTTAGTGCTTATCTTAATGACAACTATTATAATGCTCCTTCCCCCTCTGGCGCAGCAGGGGCTGGTGGAGATGGTGGAACTTTTGGAAATCCTGGTGGTAATGGGCAAAATGGTTCTACAAGTAATGGATCTCCCGGAGGACCTGCAGGTGTTGCTATAAATGGAATTTCATATGTGGTTGGTGGAGTTACTGGAAATGCAGTTCTGGGCAGTACAACAGAATAAATAAAACAGTTAAATTGAAAACTAAATGACTTCTTATATTTTAGAAAATTCTTCCCTTGTAGATAATATTCAATATGAATGGAATATTTCGGGTTTACATGCAATATCACAACCATTAGATGGATTTTCTAATATCATCAGAAAAATTGATTGGAATGTTTGGGCAAAATTAGAAGTATCTGGGCAAACTTATGCAGAATTTATTTACGGTGAAATAATCTTTGATATTTCAAATTTGGATTTAAATTCTGATACTTTTATTTCTTATGAAGATTTAACTCTCGACAACGTTGTTTCGTGGATTGAAGAAAATAATCCAACCATTCGAGAAAATTTAAAAAATAAGTTACTAGATAGAAAAATATACATGACGAATATGGTTCCTCTGCCTTGGCAAATTTCACAGACGATAGAAACTGAAGAACCTACAACGACTGAGGAACCTGCAGCAACGACCGAAGAACCTCCATCGGAGACCCCTTGACAGGCGCCGCCAGATGCCCTATAATATCAAGGTAATCAACCAAAGACCAAATGCCTGCCAACACCGAAGAGTTTCTGTCCCGTTGTGTCGTGGATACTCTGGCACGTAAGTTCTATCTTTATTCTAGTGAAGGTGGTGAAAAAGTTGTGGAATGTGAGACTGTTGATGAGTTTATGAATGTACTAGAAGTAGTTCGCACTCAGGTAAGTGATGATTGCCTTGCATATAGTAATCCTTTTTGACAAATGGAAAAGTTTACAGTAGAAGAATTTCAAGAACGTTTTGATGAATTAATTGAGAGAGTGGAAAACGGAGAGACTTTGGGGATAATCAGTGAGAATGGGCAGGCAGCAGTGATGATGCCTGCCGATGATGAGCTCATACGAATATACACAGAAGAAAATAACGAAGCACCTTGACAAAGAGTTCCAGATCCTCTATAATTGATCTGGGTTTTAAGGGAGTATAGCTTAATGGTTAGAGCGGGCTCCTTATAAGGGCTTAGTCTGGGTTCAACTCCCAGTATTCCCATTTGCTATTTGCGAATAGCGAATGCTGGTTTAGCAATCTGGCGAATGCAATCGTCTCATAAACGATAGAAGGTCGGATCGTAACCGACAACCAGCACTTGACCACTATGACTTTTTGAGTTATAATGGTCTTACAAGCGAGTATGGTGGAATCGGTAGACACACCAGACTTAAAATCTGTTGGGCATTGCCCGTGGGAGTTCAAGTCTCCCTACTCGCATTAAAAATAAATACAAGATATGGGAATTTCCTATGTCTTATCGTATCGACCACGCATACTGCTGGTACAATAATGGCAGTATGATTGTGAAGATGTATTTTATCAATCACATTCCTTTCACGTTCGACGAACTTCCAGACGGTCACTTATACGATCAAGATCTTTGTAGATTAGCAGACAAAGAGAGAACCTTTGAACCAGAAGATTTATATAAGACCTCATTCTATCTTATAGACGAAGAGGCACATCCTTGTTTCTTTCCAGTTGAGTTAGAAAACCCTGAAGATATGCCTGATGATATAGAATATAATTATGATGAGGAAGATTTGGCTTCATAAATAGAAGATAGAAATATTTTAGAAGTCATAATACCATGCCTTTGAATAAGCTGGACAATTTCATTAAGAATACCGAAGGTCGTATTCTTTATGTAAATCCCAATGACCTTGATGCAACGGATAGTATTAATAATCAGGGAAATTCTCTTGCACAACCCTTTAAAACAATTCAAAGGGCACTTTTAGAAGCAGCAAGATTCTCATATGTAAAAGGATATAATAATGATATTGTAGAGAAGACCACAATTCTATTATTTCCTGGTGAGCACCTTATTGATAATAGACCTGGATATGCGATTTATGATAATGGTGGAGCAGCATATGCCGTCTCAAGAGCAGGTGGAACAGGAGTTTTAGCGTCGAGTGTATTATCATTAGGTACGGATTCCAATTTTGATTTAACTCAAGAAGATAATATTCTCTATAAGTTTAATAGTTACTACGGTGGTATTGTAGTACCTAGAGGAACTTCAATCGTTGGTCTTGATTTAAGAAAGACTAAGATTCGTCCTAAGTATGTTCCTAACCCAACAGATTCTGCAGTTAAAAAATCTGCAATTTTTAGAGTTACTGGTGCTTGTTATTTCTGGCAGTTTTCTATTTTTGATGGAGATGAGACTGGATTAGTTTACACAAATCCAGACAATTTCGATACAACAAATCAATCAACTCCATTATTCTCTCACCACAAACTTACTTGCTTTGAGTTTTGTGATGGTGTCAACAATATTGGTTCCTATGGAATTACTGACCTTGACATGTATTATAGCAAGGTCTCAAATGCTTTCAATGCTGTCAGAGATATTGACCAAAAATTCCCAGCAGAAGCATTAGGATTTGCAAAGCGTCGTCCAGAGTGGGAAATTGTTGGAGCATTTGCATCAGATCCAATTACTATTTCTAATATTATTTCTGGAAATGGTTCAGTAGCAAGTTCAATTGTTACAGTAACGACAAGCACTGCTCACGGACTAAACTCTCAGACTCCAATCAAAATCAAAGGAGTGAGTGGATCTGGTGTCACTGCTCCCTATAATATTTCTACAAAAGTTCAAAGTGTTTTAAATGATACAACATTTACTTATGTAATTCCTGGATTTGATTCTTATCCAAATCTAAATGCATCCCCAGATTATTCTGCAGCAACTGTAACGATTGAGACTGATACAGTTTCTGGTGCATCGCCCTATATCTTTAACATTTCCCTACGTTCTGTATGGGGCATGAATGGTCTTCATGCTGATGGTAGTAAAGCATCAGGTTTCCGAAGCACTGTTGTTGCACAATTTACTGCAGTCTCTCTACAAAAAGATGACCGTGCCTTTGCAAAATATGATAAAGTAGGAAGAACATATCAAACAGTTGATTATACTGCAGTTTATGGTTCTAAACTCCCTGAAGGTGCATCTCAAACAGATTCATCTAAAGTTTATCACCTAGATCCAAGAGCAGTTTATAGGCAGGGTTGGGAATCAAGTCATATTAAAATTACAAATGATGCATTTATTCAAGTCGTCTCAGTATTTGCGATTGGATTTAATAAGCACTTTGATGCAGAGTCTGGTGGTGATGCTTCTATCACCAACTCCAACTCAAACTTTGGTCAAATTTCATTAAATTCTAGTGGATTTAAGAGAAAGGCATTTTCTAAAGATAATAATGCATTTATTACATCAATTATTCCACCTAGAGCAATTGATATAAGCACAGAAGAAAAAGTTGATTGGTTGTCTTTAGATGTTGGACTTACAACTTCTGTTGGAATTTCGAGTCATCTTTACTTGTATGGATATAGTTCTAAAGCAAATTCTCCAGCATCTCTAGCACAAGGTTATAGAATTGGTGCTCGTGATGAAGATATTCTTTATGTAGTTGGTGCAGGAGTTACTTATTCTGCCAATATTTACATGTGCGATAATGTAATTACTGGCACGGCAATTACCGCTATTGGAACTAACAGTGGCAAAAAGGCATATGATGTAACTTCTGGTCCAACAAATAATATCTTTACAATTGGAGTACATAAACTTCAAACTGGCGAAAAAGTTATTATCACTAGCGATGATGGCGACTTACCAGAAAATATCATTGAGCACACTGTATATTATGTGATTGTAAATGATGCAACAAGTATTAAACTTGCAGCATCATACAATGATGCTTTAAGTGGAAATGCCTTGACAGTTTATCTTGGAACTAATTTACATATTATCAGTAGAGTTTCCGATAAGAATTCTGGAGATATTGGTTCTCCAATTCAATATGATGCAATTAATTCCAATTGGTATGTTCATGTAAATGTAAACAATGCCATTTACAATGCTCTGAATACACTTGGAGTTGGTGGTTTATCGGAAACAACAGATCTCGCTTATGTAAACAGAATTCCTGACAATAGAAGTTTGGATGAGAAACTCTATAAAGTTAGAGTTGTAATTCCAAAAGAACTTTCCAATGCAAAGGATCCTCAAAATGGATTTATTCTACAAGAATCTAGCTCTACTGGAGCAAGAAATTCTGCAGATTTTACAAGAACGAGTATTGCAAGCACAGATTATGGATATAATAAAAATCCAAGATTCATTAAATCTTGTTCCTTAGCAACTAATACTGTAACTGTTGTTTCTGAACTTCCACATAATGTTGAAGTTGGTGAAACTGTTACAATTAAAAATGTAACTGATAGTTCAAATACTAGTGGAACCGATAATGTTGGATATAATGGAGTCTTTGCAGTTACTGAAGTTACTGATGAGTACACTTTCAAATATTTAACTACGGATATTTTCAGCACTACGCATACTCCAGGTTCGTTTACAAATAATGTAAATACACGAACAACTTCTTTACCTAGATTTGAAAGAACTGATTGGAAAGCAAATCTCTTTGTTTATAGAAACGAAGTAATTTCAAATTATATTGAAGGTTCTCAAGATGGCATTTATCATCTTTATGTGCTAAATGCAAGTAACACTATACCAAATGAGTTTACCAATTTAAGTTTTAGTCAACTTTCAAAAGATCTTTATCCACAATTAGATAGAGATAATTATGATTCAGATCCTCCTGCAGCAAAAACATTTGCTAAACGCTCCCCAGTTGGTGATGTAATCACCAATGATCTCAAGAAGAGTGTTACAAGAGAATCTGCTGACTTACTGCTCAAAGATATTGGTATTGGACTAACAATTTCTTCAGTATCCTCATCAACAAGCAGTGCCACGATTACCTTTGGTAGAAATCATGGATTATCTGGAATTGTTACTTACAGCAATACAACTGCTGGAAGTTTCCCATTAGCAACTGGCAATGGTTATACTAGTGGAACTTATTATAATGTAAAACTTTATAATAATGCTGGTCTTACAATTTGGAAAGGTGCAACTGCAACAGTTGTAGTGAGTGGAGGTGCATTATCTTCTGTAGATATTGCAGCATCAGGTTCAGGTTATGCAAATGGTGATGTACTTTACTTCGATACTGCAGTAATCGGAGGTGGAACTAATGGAAGACTTACCTTATCTACAGCAGGTCTGAATACAAATGTAGGAGATGTTGTCCAATTTACTGGAACTGGAACAACAGCAAGTGGTCACTATCATATTACCTCTGTTCCTGCAGAGAATCAAATTGCAATTGCTAAGACTGCGGGAGATCCAACTATTGTTTCTACTCAATATGGATTTGTAGTTGGACCATCAATTGTTGTTTCAAGTACAACATATTCTTCTACAACAGGAATCACTACATTTACTTGTTCATCATCTCATGGATTAGTTCCAGGAAATAGATTTACAGTTGTTGACTCCAGTAATAATAATGTTGGTAATTATATTGTTGAGGATAGAAATAGTGTTACAGCATTTACTGCAGTTACGAATAAATCTCTATCCGTAAACAGTGGACGTATTCTAAAGCATGGTCTTTCTTCAAACGAGGGAGTTTCTGATACTACTACAGAAAACTTTGGTGCTAGAACTGTTACTTTCTATGATAGTGACAAATTCACTCTTACTTCTGCCGTTACTACAGAAACATCATTAACACTCACTAGTTCTGGTATTGGTACGGCAAATAGATTATCACTTGGGTCTTATATTCAAGTTGATAATGAAATCATGAGAGTTGTCAGTACTGGTAGTCAATCTACATTTACTGTAATTCGTGGTGCTCTTGGAACTCGCCAAGAATCTCATGATGCAAACTCTTTAGTTCGCAAGATTAATCCAATTGCTATTGAATTTAGAAGACCTTCTATTCTTAGAGCATCTGGACATACATTCGAATATCTTGGATATGGTCCAGGAAACTATTCAACTGGTTTGCCTGATGTTCAGGTTAAAACTAATACAGACAAAGAAGATTTTCTTGCTCAAGCACAAGAAAGATCTTGTGGTGTAGTTGTTTATAATGGTATGAATAATAATGGCGATCTCTTTAATGGCAATACTAAGACATCATCTCAAAGTGGTGAAATCATTTCTTATGATATTCCCCAACCAACCGTTACTGGAGAAGATCCATCAAAATTAAGTGCTGTATTTGATGAAGTAACAATTAAAGAAAAATTACTTGTTGAAGGTGGGTCATCAGGAACTGTTCTATCTCAATTTGATGGTCCTGTTACATTTAACAAACAAATTAGAGCAAAGGATAATGTAACATTTAGTTCTATTGTAAAAATTTCTGATGAAAATTCAACACAATCAAATAGTGCAACTACTGGCGCATTAGTGGTAAATGGTGGAGTTGGTATTGGTAAAAATCTTTATGTTGGTGGAACTTTAGGAGTTACTGGGGCATCTTCTTTACAAGGAGGAGTTACGATTGGAGGGGAAGTTTCGATTGCGGGAGAAGTTACAGTTGCAACGGGTATTGTTCCCGATTCTGATGAAGGAGCATATTTAGGAACTTCATCTAAACCATTTAGTGATGCTCACATTGGTGAAATTAGAATCGCTCAGACTAACGATAATACAATTGATACTGCAACTGGTCAATTAACATTGAATGCAACTACTGGAAGTAATGTTGCAATTAGCACTAGTGTGACCATTACTGGCAATCTAGATATGACATCTGGATCTGGTAGAATTAGTGCCAATTATCTAGATGTTCCTAACGTAACACCAGTTGGTGGTATTGTAATGTGGCCTGGTACAGTAACAAACTTCCCCACTGGATGGCAAATTTGTAATGGAGCACAATTATCTATTGCATCTTATACAGCACTTTATAATGTACTGACTAATAATGGGACCATCTTCCCATTTGGAGCAAATACAAATGGTTCGGGTAGTGCGGGTAGTACACACTTCCGTCTACCAAATATGATTGACAGGTTTGTTGCTGGTGCTGGTAGTGCATATTCTGTAGGAAATACTGGAGGTGCTGATACTGTAACTCTTACAACAGCACAAATGCCTTCTCACGATCATACGGCATCCGATTCTGGACACTCCCACGACTACGTTGGAGTAGAATGGCCATCGGGAGGTGGAGCAGAACAAAATCAAGGCGGTTCGCCAGAAGACCGAACTAACTTTAATTATGCAAGAACTACTAGTCTTGGGTACGCAAATATCACAATTGGTTTAAATGGTAGTGGTGAAGCACATGAAAACAGACCTCCATATTTTGCATTAATCTACTTGATTCGTATTCAATAAATAGTTAAAAACTATAAAGATGGCAAATTATAATAAGTCATTTAATTTAAGAAACGGTGTTCAGATAGATAATGATAATTTTATTGTAAATGCTAATGGTTTGGTGGGAATAGGAACCTCAATTCCCACCGAATTCTTAGATGTTCGAGGTAATGTTAAAGTAGTTGGTCTAGTAACAGCAAATAATTTATATGCTGGCATAGCAACAGTTGGATTTCTAACTGCAACTCAAGGAGTATTAGTTTCTGGAGTTGTTACTGCAACATCATTCTCGGGAAGTGCTTCTGGGCTAAGTGGCATTTATGCAATTGCTGTTGATGGTTGGTATGTATCTAGTGGAAGTATTTCTACAACATCAAATGTTGGTATAGGAACTACAACTCCACAGGGTTCTTTACAAATTGGAACTGGTATTACATTTAATTCAAATGGAAATGCAACATATTCTGGTGTAATAACAGCGTCTAGTTTTAATGGAAGCGGTTCAAATATAACATCCATTAATGCTTCAAATATTTCTTCTGGAACTTTATCCAACTCAATACTTCCATCAAATATTAATATTTCTGGAATCATAACTGCATCATCAGGATTTGTTGGTAATGTTACTGGCAATATTACTGGCAATGTAACTGGTAATGTGACTGGTACTGCTACTACTGCATCTAGTATAACACAAAATTCAAATATTAGTGTTAATAGTATTAATAGTGGATTTTCCACAACTGGTATTTCTACAATTCATACCGAACTTGATGTATTAGGAAATATAGGAGTAGGAACTCAAAATCCCAATGCACAAATCCATTTAAGGAAAACGGGAATTTCTTCAGTACAACTAACAAGTGATGGATCCAATTCTTCTACAATTACTTTTGGAAGAAGTGTAAATCTCACTACAAATAATGCTCAGTTTAGATTCGGTAATACGAATATTACGTATACTGAAAGCACCGAGCAATCTCTAGATATTATTAATTATGATACTGGTAATCTCAATTTTTATTTAAATCCAGGTGGTTCTGGAACTGGTTCTTATAACTGGTTTAGACCTTCATTAGGAAAAATAATGACCCTGACTAGTTCAGGAAATCTTGGAATTAATTCTGATTCACCATCAAGTAAATTATCGGTTGTTGGAAATACTTGGATTACTGGAGTAACAACATCAGGATCATTATCAATATCAGGAAGTTCTACATTCAATGGTAGTTCAATTTTTAATAATAATATTGGTGTTTCAACATCTAATCCACAATATAATATTCAGGTTGGAAGAAATCCATTAACTTCTTCTGGTGTTGGTATTTCTTCTTCTGGCAATATTGATGCTTCTGGCACAATAACATCTTCCAATATCAATACTTCTGGCATTATAACTGCTTTAAATGGATTCAGTAGTGGTACGGGAAATGCTGTACAAATATTTGTGTCTGGGAGTGTAATTACATTATCTGTTGCTGGTGTTGGTGTTACTAATTTAACTCTAGCATAATCAAGTCTTAAATTAAACACTTAATTGTTTGTTAATTCTTTTACTTATAAATCATTGTTTTTAATGACTTGACATAACTATCTAATACTGCTAGAGTACCTTTGTTAGGGTTGGAGATGAGGCTCTAGGACACTTTAAGAACCGTCTACTGGGTCGCACCAGAGGCGGTTTTCTGCTATAATAGTTCCATACGCAACGAGGAACTGATGCAACTCCGTCCCCACCAGCAAGATGCTCTGAATGCCCTGCAACGGCATTCTAAAGGCATTTGTGTGTTTCCTACGGGTGGTGGTAAGACCAACGTGGGTATTTTTGATGCAGTAGAGCAATTCAAGTCTGATGCTCCTAAAACTATCGTAGTGGTTGCTCCTCGTATTCTGCTTGCTGAGCAGTTGTCTTCTGAGTATCTGGAGTTTATCACCAACGTTGCAGTGTTGCACGTTCATACTGGTGAGACTCATCACTTCAGCACTACCAAACCTGCTGAGATTTATAACTGGTCTCGTCGTGCTTATAAGCATCAACTCATCTTCACCACCTATAACTCTCTGCAGCAACTGCAACGTGCAGAGATTAAGGTAGATACGATTTACTTTGATGAGGCACATAACTCTATTCAACGCCACTTCTTTCCTGCTGTAGAGTATTTCGCAGCAGAGGCAGAGCGTTGCTATTTCTTTACTGCGACTCCTAAGTACAGCAATGTAGTTGGCAAGGCAGGTATGAATGATAGTGAGGTCTACGGTAATATCATCTCTAAGGTTCCTGCTCCCGAACTGGTGCAGAACGGTTATATCATTCCCCCTAAGGTGATTGCAACTCAAATGCGTCTCTCTGTCAAGGGTGAGGATATTGCTCAACGTGACTGTGAGTATCTTCTCCAAACCATTCAGGACAATCCTGTGGATAAGATTCTGATTTGTGCGAAGGCAACCAAGCATATCATCGGTCTTCTTTCTGAGACTGACTTTGCCGAACAACTGGCAGAAGAAGGTTATTCTGTGCTGCACATTACGTCTAAACACGGTGCATTCATCGATGGTCAGAAAGTCAATCGTGAGGTGTTCTTTGACACTCTGAATGACTGGGGTAAGGATGCAGACAAGAAGTTTGTGGTTCTTCACCATAGCATTCTGGCAGAAGGCATCAACATCAGTGCTCTGGAGGCAGTGGTCTTCATGCGCTCTATGGACATTGTGGGCATCGGTCAGACGGTCGGCAGGACCCTGCGCCTGCACCCACAGGATGCCGCTGGAATCCGCTCTGGTGCCCTTGTGGCAGGCGCTCTGGAGTCCTACACCAAATCCTATGGACTGGTCATCTGCCCGACCTTTGACAAGGCATCTACAGGCACCGCACAGAAGGTCCAGAACGTCGTGGACATTATTTTCCAACAAGGGGAAGTCGCCTTCAGTACGATCAATCGCTGAACTGGCACACCATCATCGGATTTTTTCCGATGATGCCCTATAATACTATTATCCACAAAGGAGATTCATGAAGTACAAGGTTCAACTCTATGTCAATGGAAAGTCTTGGTGGTTTGAATGTTATGCCAGCAATCTTCAGGAGGCAAAGCAAGTTGCTATAGCACAGCACCCAAATGCTAGAATCATTACTGCAACTGCTACTTTTCTATGAATATTCAAAATTATGGATTGCTTAATCCTACTCCATCAGATCCGTCTGGTTATGTGACCAAAGATGAAATGTGGGCAGCGGTTCCATTTGGCAAAAAGTTTATGATTCTTCATCAGGGTCAGCAAATTCATGTCACTCAAAATCTTTCATCTGCCAAATCTTATATTCAAAAGCAAATTAAAGCATCAAAATCAAAAATTAAATAGGGAACTTCATTATTAGAAACATTTCTTTAAGTATGACTATCGTTAAATAGTAATAGAATCAGGAGAATATTATGGTTGTACTTTTTTCAGCAACCATCATTTCTTGTAGTCAGGCAATTCAATTGCTGAATAATGTTGCAAGCGTTGCTGGACTCAATGACAAACAAAAAATTGAAATTATCACTGAAATAAGACAATTAGTTCCATCCTGCCCTGTTAAAATTGAAAAAGACAAAAATGGTAAGTCAAAAAAATCAAGCAATTGATCTGATGCTCGAAGACCTTCACACCAAGAATATTGAAGTTCGTGCAACCGCAAAAGAACTGGGATGTGAAGAAGAGTTGGAAGAATTGAAGATAAGTCTTATCGAATATCTTTACTCAATGAAGCAATGACCTCCTATTACCTTTGGTTTGGAATTTTTATATTTGTTGCTTATCTAATTGCAATAGATAATAGTGTGGCATATGCTGTCACATTAATCTCTAATATAGTTAGATTCCAATACGAAAAGACTAAGTGGTGGTTGTTTCATAATCCAAGAAACCCTATTGTAAAGTGGTTAATGTGGCGCAGAGCATTAAGACTTGCTAAGGAACTTGAAAAAGAATTCAATAAGTGATATAATTACTATTGTGTTTATTTACACACATCATGTCTAGAACTCATCGCAAACTTGAAGGAATGAATAGTTGTGCTCTTCGTAACCCGAAGACTGCAAATGAGCGTAAAAGTCTAATTGGTCTTCTACAAGACATTAATGTTGAAGAATATGAGATCTCTGGGTTAAATCATCTTCATCATCGTCTTTCAAACTGCCCAACAGCAAACTATGACAAAGTGATTTCTGGGTATTATCAGGAGGACTATAAGTTCTAAATAACACTATATCTGGTAATACATATGCTCTCTACACAATATCGTCTCCGAGTTGAAGCAATCTGTAATAAAATTGTAAGTGGAGAAACCGTAGAGTTAAGTGAAATGATCTGGGTGGAAAAACTAGCAAATGTAAATAGAAGTGCTGCAACTTTATTGCGGCAGGCAAGAAGGAAAGCAGCAAATCCAAATATGCAAGAAGGAAGTTTAGACGACTTTTTGAATATTATGGATTTGGGCAATCCCGATCCTTCTGAGCACCGCACAAGGTTCGATGGACCAGATGATATTGCAGATTTTTTTAGAAATGATGATGGAATGAGAAGAGACTGAACCACTTTTCAAACCGTCCACCGACCCTTGACTTTTGTAGTCAGGGGTCTTATAGTATGAAGGTAATCAACCAATCCAATGACTTACGAAGCAACAGTCAAACTCTGCTACATCAACAACACTGAAGCAACTATTTCGAGTAAATATTTTCCAGAGATTGTTGATAAGCATTCAATTACGATTGAAGCACCTGCTCAAGATATGAATGTTCATCAGCACTTTGAACTGTTCAAGGCATTTCTTCGTGCTATGGATTTTGCTGAGTATAGCATTATGGATGGTGCTTGCCGTCTTGCCTTCAACGATAGTAACGATGGAGAACAGATGAAGAAGTTGATGAATGAATATGAACTGCAAGATAAGCAGGCATACGATGATGACGATTGCCGTGCTCTTGAAGAAGAAATTCGTGAGTTGAAAGCACAACTTGCAAGGGTTCTTCCTGAGCAATATAAGGAGTGGAATGGTCTGGTTCCTGGTTCTCCTGAGGCAGTTGCAGAAGGATGTAAGTGCCCTGTGATGGACAATGCAGAGATGCCTGACGATCGCAAATGGGTGAATGCTGATTGCCCTCTTCACGGTAAAGCAGAATGAGAAAGGTTACAGTAAAACCTAAATCCAGCAAGGCAAAGAATCGTCTTGCAAATACGATGGAAGGTAATCCTGTTTGTATTGTGGAGCAGGATACTGGTGGTGAGTTGTTTCTTGCTTCCGAAAATCGTAAATACTTTTTTTGGGTAAGCACTCGCACTGGAACTAATCGTTTTGGTGACAAATCTGATGCACATTGGGAGGTACTATGAAACCCAACTTTCGCAAAGTATTAGAAATGGCACTTGATGAAGGTGTACGTTTCGGTTATAATCGTGCTCACAAGAATGTGGAGAATCCACATGAAGATGCTGTGGTTGATTGTGTGGTTGAGGGTGCAATGAACTCTCTGTATGAATGGTTTGACTTTGAGGAGAAAAATGAAACCAATTAAATTTTTTCAAGTTGCTAAATGGTCTTATCGTGAGGATTTTGGACACGAGTGGTATATACAACTATTTTTTACAGACCGTTGGGCACTTCTTCAGGCATCGATTTCTTGGAATGACTTTCCTGGTTGGCCTTACATTCAAATCAAATCTGGAACTGGTAGTCTTTTGAGTATTATTTTCTGGGCATATAAATTTGGATTTGATATTGGTTTTATTGAGTACACTTGGAACTGGGAACGATTGGAAGAGATAGATGAAGACGAAACTGAACTGGTTTGAGTATTATTTTGGACACTGCTTTCAGACTGGTTGGAGAGAAATCTGGAACAATTTCAAGATGTGGAGAGACCTCATCAGTGGAAACTATAAGGACTATGCTCTTTTAAAAAATGATGACCCATATGAAGAATGTTATAATTGGTTCTGGACTTCTATCAATCTAGATGAAACATATCCTAAGGAGTTTCTAGAATACCTGATGGAAATGTGCGATAGAATTGATCGTGGTGAAGAAAAAGTATATCCTCTTGATGAAGATTTCTTTGATAGAATAAAAGACCTTGTAAAAGATGTGGAGTTGAATGATGAAGACTTTACCTGATAAGAAAGAACTTGATATTATGTGGACGGTCGCCACCTCATCCGCAATTGAAAGTGGCACAAGACCCCACATCATCTTTGCCCGACTGCTGTATTATGAATTGTCGGATGAAGGATTCCCTTACAAACTTGCTGATCCAAAATGAGTTTTTCTAAGACTGTTTCTGTTTTTGCCGCTCTTGCAAGTATCTTTGCTGCTGGTGCCACTGGTTGGAAACTGGCAGATTCGCAAAAAGAAGTTCCTTTGAATCCATTAGACCAAAAGGTTATGGAACTGGAAAAGAAACTTGAACAAGCACAACAACCACAAGTTGCTCCACCACCAGTTAATCTTCCAACACCCACTGTTCAAACACCACCACAACCTGTTATACTACCACCAGTAACACCACCTCCTCCTGTTCCTGAAAATGCCACTCCTTGATACTCTCAACTACTTCATACAAGACCAAGAAGGGCACCTACAATGTCTTGAATGGGACATTAGGGAGGAAACCAATTATGAGAACAA